CGACAATAAACCCAGGAATACGTTTTAATTTATTCTTTGCTTTTGTCCATTTAGAATCAAATTTACCTAAAAGATAATCTTTATAGACATCTTCAAGTTCTTCGCTACTAAACTCTGTTTTAATCCCAAATGCGTCATCACCACCGTATATTTGATCTCCAGAATTAGCGTCATACATTACAAGTGTGTCATTAATAAAATCAAAAGTAATATCTTCAGCGTTTAATTTCATACCATCGTAAGGGCCAAGAAGCATGTCTTTTTTAAAAGCCCCACCAAGAGGGTCTGTAAAATCCCATTTTCTATCTTCAACTATAGATTTCCATTTTTCTTCGTACTCATCAGCAATAATAGCGAACACATGTGTTTGAATTTCATCGTTACCTTCAAATACTGGAATTCGTGGAACGAAATTTTTGTTGTAGTATGACCGTGTTGTTCTCATCTCCTTCATAGCCATTCTAAGAGAAGTATCTAATGAATACCCTAGACTTTGTAATTCATTAACTTTTGGAGCAATGTCTTGATAAAAATGAAATTTACGAATGTCTTTATACTCAGGAGGCAACGATTCAAAATCCGCAGCAGGATCAGAACTATCCCCAAATAGCCCAAAAAATCTCCACCAATCAGGACTCATGTGTTCTTCAAACGCTTTATCATAGGCTTTTCTATCAGTTTTTCCTATAGTAATTACAGGAGTTCTTGCTTTTTCTGCGGCTGTTACTACATTGTTTTTATTAACATTTAAGTTTGAAGTCATAGAATCAAAGAATTGTTTTTGGTTTGCGTCAGTAGTGAGTAAATCAAGCCCCACTCCATCATTACTATTTTTATATAGTTCATATAGTTGCAAAGCTCTTAAACCAGAATCAGATAAATTATCAGGATCTAATTTAGAAAATCTAAGTTCTCTATACCCTTTCTCAAAATCTTTTATGTGTAATTGATTTTTAAGATTTGATACTAAAGAGTATTTATAAAGTTCTTCATCTTGTATATAGCTTACAGCTTTTTCAGTAGATTCTTTTTGATCATACCCTTCATCGCTAAATTTAGCAACGACAGAGTTAAATCTATCCCCAGTATAAAGAGAGCTGTCGTTTCTTATTTCATCCATTTTTATATCAATAAATAATCTTTTAAATTCGTAATCAGAAAGATTAGTTTTAACATTTCTTCGTTTTAAAGTTAATTTAAATTCGTTAAAATCAGGAGGAAATCCTTCTTTAGAAGCGCTAAAACTTGCAGCAACTAAACTATCTGTTAATTGTTTTTCTATAATAGCTTCATTTTTTTCTTTTAAAGTGCCATCTAAAACTTGAATTAATCTTTTTGCTTCTTTAGGCGTGTACAACCCTCTCTTTTCTAAATCCAGTATTTTCTGAGCCATATCTGGAGTTGCTAAATTAGGATCTGCTATTTGAGACTCAAAAAGTCCAAGTTGTACATACCGTTCGTTAAAATCTATAGAAGCTGATTGTGCTAATAATTCTTCGTCTTTTTCTCGTAAAGTGTTTTTAACATAATCTTTGTCAATTAATTTTCCAGTTCCTGTTTTAAGTTGATTTAAAATATCGTATGCCCATTCTTTTCCTTTATTATTAGAGGCTTCATCAATAATCACATCTACAAATTTATTTTCAAGATTAAGACCAGGAAAATTATCATGCTCATAATCTAATTTTTCTTGTAATTTAGATATAAATTCAGCTTTTTGTTGACCTTTTAAAAGAGATTTTATTTCAAATGGGTCATCTCCCATCATATTCACTGTTTCAGGTAATAATATCGTAGCGTCAGGTGTTTCATCTATTTCTGTAATTTTATTATTGTAATCAAATATAATACCACCAACAGCATTTTCATAATTGTTTTTAATTCTATCTTCTTTACCCTCTTGTACTCGTCTTCCATGTAAAAGGTTATTTCGACTTATATTAGTTTTAATTATTTTATTAAATGCTTTCTTATAATAAGGAGAATTTTCTCCTTGGTCTTCGAAAAATTTATTACGCTTATCTACAATATAGTCGTTGTAACCGTTGGGGTCTGAACCTATATTATTAGGGCCGCCTCCAGTTTCATAAGATTGTTTTAGTTCATTTTCTATTTCAGCAGAAAATATAGCAGCATCATTTTCCGCTTCTATTTCTAAAGCCCCAACAGCAAACCAAGGATTTACAGATCTAGCATCTATACTAAAATCATTATCTTTTATAGCTTGTCTAAATTTCTTTTTACTATTCCTTCTCCACTCTTTTCCTTTTTCAATTTCTTCTAAACTTTCTTGTTTAAATTTGCCTTGATAAAACGTAGACAATGATTTAGATAATGGCCCTAATGCGTCTGCTATATCAGCTAACTCTTTAGTTCTAGGATCAGTAATAGTATTAAAGGTTGTAGCAGATGCTCCTACTTGCCTACCAGGAGTAATTCCCTTTTGCTTTAAATCTGATGGAGTTATTCTTTTAGCCATTTTAAATCCTTATACTTGGGGTTATTCATTTCCAAAGAATATATTTGTTTGATTAGAAATATTTCGAGTTTCTATAGCTCCTGAATTTTGATACGCATTTAAAGCTCCTGTTCCTATTTGTAAAGCTGTTGCTAAAAACGAAGGAGGGGCTATAACTTTTGATCTTAAATTTTCTATTCTATCTCGTGTTCCAATAGAAACTTCATGGAATTGGTCTTCTAAGTTATCTGAGAAAATATCAAAGTTTCGTTCTGAATTAGTTTGAAACTCTAACTCTTGACGTTCAAAATCATCCAGTAATTGATTAAAAGATTGCCCAGTAATCCCAGATTCCATAGCACTTGTAGATAAAGTTGATTGTTTTATTTTACGTTCACGAGATACATTCTGTATTTCTTCAGCCATTTTTTCAAACTCTTGAGCTTGTTGTTTACGGCCATACCCAAACTGTCTTTGCGCGGCGGAAGTAGCACTGGCACTACTAGCTGCATACGCTCGTCTAGAAGCTCTTGCTTGCCTACGCCCTGCCGTGTATGAAGCAGCTCCTTGAGCTATTGAAAGCCCCATCCCGACATTAGCGGCCATAGCGGCGGCTGCTGATCCTGTAGCAAACATAGATGTCCCTACTGCTGCTGCTGTAAATAAACACATTATTTTATCCTCGCAAATTCATAAAAATTTTCACCGTTTACACCATGTTTGGGTACTTCTCGAAGAAACGTAAATCCAAGCCATTTTAACCACCTTATGTGTAATGTATTATCTACATGCACATAATTAAAAGTCATATCGTATGATTTTGAAATAATATTTAAATACTTTTTACTTTCTTTAAGAAACCTAACACGATGTTTGAAAATATCATCAGTACCAAGTAACCATATACTTGCAATATTTAAAGAATCTGGTAACTCACAGCACCCGAACATAGCATGGGGGGTGTTGTGTTCATCTACTACTGTGTAACAAATACTAGAATGAACATAACCTAGAAACAAAGCATTAAAAGGATTAAGCCCATTAGCTTTTACTTCAATTTTGTCAGCTTCTCGCATCCTTGGAGCAATTAAATGACAATCAGGAACAATTGAAAGTCTTGCTGTAATCATGCCCTCATTCTTCGTGTCCTGGGGTTGTATGAAAGCTCAAACTCTGCCGCCATTAGTTTACAAGGTAATGGAGAATCATTGGTAACAACAATACTTGTTTTATCTGCTTTCGAGAAAACTGGAAATCTAAATTCACCAGATTCAAAAGGAACATTTCCAAGTAAATTTATAGCTGATCCTAAAATACGTCCTGTAAAGGTGTGAGTATTTGCGTCTCTTTGATCGTTTGTAATAGTGACAGAAAATCCTCCACTATCAGCAAACACAATAGTTCCGTATCGAACTTGTAATCTACCTTTAGGAGCAATAGCACTCCCGCCAGCTCTTGTAGCTTCTTTTAAAGTCACATCACTAAATTCATACGTCATTGTGTAGGCTTCCCCCGCAAAAAATGCTAAGTTAGCTAGGGATTTAGCCGCCGTTACCGTAGTAGTTCCATTTGTGGTAGCGGTTATTCTTTCACCAGTTGTAGTAATAATCTCAATCGACCTACCTGAAACAGGGACGTAAGGAAGAGTAAAGGTAGTACCTCTCCCACCATCAGCCGCATAACTTACTCGTCTATCAAGTCTTGTGTAATAATCAGATCCAGTGTCTACAGCTCCAGGTTCAAAGTTTAATTTCTCTATAAAGTAATCTGATCCTCTTTTTATTACTAGAAACAATGTAGATTGAATAAACTCTGCTGCCATTATGGTAGATGAAGTCCCAAATTCAAATCTATGCCAAGAATTTTGTAGCCTTTGAGCGTCTTGTGAGTGGTAATTATATACATATATTGAATCTGTTTTTCCAGAGGCGAGAGCTACCATTACTTTTTCTTGAGAAGCAGTGGCTAGTTTTGTGATATTTCCAGATATATATTGAGGAACACTCGCAGTTATATCTTGAGAAGCAAAGGTTTCCCCATCACCACTAGGAAAATATTCTTGTACGCCTGAATATGATCCTCTTTTATACGCATAATAAATTGATCTAGCAACAGGTATAGGAGTTACAGTAGATAAATTTGAATAGTCTGTAGTTGGAGTAATACTTACTGTTTTTGTAGTCAATATAGGATCACCAATAAGAGAGAATTGACTGTGATCTGAGAATAGAATTAATCTATCAACAAAGGGAACAGCACTGTGCATTAAAGCAACTTTGTTGTGAGCCGCTTGAACATCAATAGGTTGAGAATCTAATATATCTAAGACAGTAGATCTAAAGAAATTAAAGAACGCTCCTGCTCTTGAAAAGACAATACTTTCTCCAGCTAAAATCCCAAGTCTATTTTTAAATAGAAATATATCAGTAATTTTTTGATCGACAAAAGTAGGAAAAGGGTTTGTAGTATCGTCCCCTACTTCTCTATACCTCCAGTAAAATTCGGAAGAAGAGTCACTTGCTTTTCTCAATTCAAATACAGGTGTACTTCCTGACCAAGTTCTAATAAGAACATGCGGCATAGTAGCTTCATTCCATTTGTACTTGTTTCCTGGCTTATCTCTTTCTATCCATACACCATTTCCGTCACCAGAGTTAGAAGCCTTAAATTCAACATAATAATCATCTAGAGCTTCTTCGGGGTTACCTTTAACTAATACGGTGTAACCATGTCTAGCTTCTACAGGTAATTCAGAGAAAGATTGAACTTCATCTTTAATAAGCAGCATGTCTCTACCGCCGTTAGAATCATTGACGGTAATAGTAAAAGATGCTGAACCAGTGTATTTAACATATACAGAAGATCCTATTTGAACCGCAGTAAGATCGCCATCAGCATCTAATCGTTCTGCTAATTCTTTAGCAATGTAGTTTGTAGCTGCTGATTCTGATTCAGTTGTCCCAAAATCCCCTCCATCAAAATCTCCATCACTACCAGTATCGGCTTCAGCAGGAGCAGAAGAAACTAAGCCGTCAGGTGTCTCGTAAACAAATGTTGTATTACTTGTCCCATCATGAAAATTAACTTCATACTTAGCTCCAAACTTTCCTTGTTTTACAAATATAATAGCTTGATCAGCATCTAAGTTTCCGTTAGGAGGATTAGCTCTAAGACTTGAATTATCACGTTCTACTGTTTTTGAAGTGTTTACTAAAAAGGTAACATCAGCAATAGTAACGGCTTTAAAATTTGAAGCGGGTTCGGTACTTGTTATATAACTTGAATCAGCGTTTGTGGTTGTAACAGGTCTTTCTACACCATTCTCAATATCATAAATCCAAGGTTTCGCGTTTTGATCTAAAAAGAAAATATATCTTTCCGTAGAATCTCTATCAATAAAATGAGTAAAGATTTTACTACCTGGAGTAAATGGAGAAGAAAACCCAGACACATCAATTTTATCTTGGTGTTCTGTAGGCATTCTTTTAGTCAAGCCTTCAACAATACTAGGGTACGCATTGATTTGATCTTCACACTGCGTATCCGAACGTATAGCATCAGGTTGTTGAGATACCCCATTAAGAAGGTTTGGTATATTTTTTGATACTAACATTAGCTGGTTATCCGTTTAACAACATCCCCACGATCTATAACCCTATACACACTGTAATTATCAAATATTGAATAATCCGCAGTGTCCATCTCATATTCACGAAGGGCCATAAAAGCTGCTTGTTCATCTCTAAGACTAAACATGTGATGCTTTTCAGACCCTAACAATCTATCTTGATATATTCTTGCTGAACGAATCATGATATAGCGTCTAGCAGTCTCAGGTAAATCAGTAAATTCCATTAAATAGACGACTGTTCCTTTTAAGGTTTCATCAAATAAATAAGTTCTATTTTTTCTATCGTATAATTTTTCGCCTCGAATAACTAAATCTATATCTGATTTTTCATTTTCACCTTCTAAATCAACACGAACAGTATTTGTTGTGATGCTGATTTCTTTAGAGGTAGCATCTGGAATTAAAGGTACTTCTAAATCAGTGTTAAAGTGCCAACCTGCCGATTGAACTTCTCTACTTACTTCATTTAAAATATTCTTTGCCATACTAACATCGGCAGTTACATTTGTTGTGAGTGAATTCACAGGAGCTTCACCAATGTTAGATAGCATTATGTTGACGGCATCAAGTTCTGTTGTTCTAGATAAAGCCATGTAAACTCCTTTTTTAAAAATAGGGGACATCCCAATGTTTCAGAGATGCCCCCCGAAGAGCGATCAATTAAAGATCAATCAGCACTAAGCAGACTTAATACCGATACATCCACGAGATCGTAGCCAGTTATGGCCCATAGCATATTTAGCGACCATAAGTGTGCCTTGGTTTTGCACAAGATAATCGGATTCAATAGCTAGATCCATAAGTTTCACAGTACCTACTGAAGATTTGTGGAATACAACACCGTAGTAATTACGGAAGTCGAAACCTGAGTAACCTTCGTTAGCATCTGCGTTAGTAGCACCAGCATCATTACCTGGGGAGTTATTAACAGCAGTGCTGCCAAGAACAGTATCAACAGTACCTGAAGCACCGTCATCTTCGTTAGCGGTTGGAATATGATTACTCATAAAACATTGTACGCCACCGACAAGTAATGTTTGACCACCACCAGCTTGTAGACGACCACCTGCACCGTAATCACTGTTGAGTACAGCAGCAGAAGAGTTTGAGCCACCAGCTTGTGATAGAACGTGGTAGAAAGCGGCTGGAGTAAGTACAGCAAATCTATCGCCTTGAGGGAAATCTCTTTCATCAAGAGTTTGTGCGCCTTCAAGAATAGCGTCTGTAACATTACCAGCAGAAAGGCCAGCAGTAATAGTCTTGCCGCCAGATACGCCCACAGGGTCTGAAGTATCGAATGACCCAAGAAGGGCTGAACGAATAATTGCTTTGTCAGCGTGAGCTGCTAGGGCATATCCTAGTTGTTTTGAATAGGTGGATCGCAAATCCCAATGTGCCATAGCTTCTTCAATATTAGCAATAAAGCAAGAAGCAATTAAAAGGTCATCAATTAAAATTTCTTTCTCAGCAGTCGTGATAGCAGCACCGTTGATATCAGCACCAGGAGTGTGATAAGCAGCAGTAGCACCAGCAGTCATAGGAAAGGTTGCGCTTTTACCTGAAGTTATGGTTCTAACGGTATGAAGAGGCATCATTACGTTGCGCTCCTCGAACGCCGCTAAAACTTCCCCTCCGAAAACCTTTAAAAATAAGGCTTCAGCAGTTCCACCAGCACCTACAATTGTTTTTGCAGACATGGTTAAATTCCTTTTGGAAAATTAATTAAAATAATAAAGTCAATGTCTTTTAAGGATTCCAAATAACTGCCACAGTTATCCTTCGCAAAGGACTGTCTTAGTAAACTTATTCACCGTCTTCGACATTTAATGATCCAGCATACCAACCTTCTGGTAAAAGAACTGGATTCTTTGATTTCACCCATTGGGTTCCATCATAGTGGTAGACATGGCCTTTAACGTCATCAGCCAGTCTGATTAAACCATCACTTTCGGGAACGAATACGATCCTGCTGCCTCCGCAACTTACGGCTAAAAGCATTACGAATACGCTTAGGCACACTAGGAGCATCTTTTGCAGTAGTTTCTTCATTCGCTTTATCCAATAGTGTTGGTAAAATTTTCTGTACAATTGAACTGATTAAACTGATTAAGAACGACATACATCATCCCTCAGTATCAGATTCCCATTGAGCTTCTTCTTCAGCTTGTTTTTTCTTAACAGAAGCTCGGCTACCTGTATATCCTAAAGCAGCTAAGGTACTCATAATCATACCTAAAATTTGCCCAAGGCTACTTTCCATAGGAAATGCGCCAGAGGCCATTAAAATTCCTCCGAGCATGGCTCCTGAAGATAACCAAAATTCTGTTGATTTATATCCTGGTTTCATACCAATCCTTTCTTAGAAAACATTAGAAACAGCTAACCGATTTTGAACGTCTTGTCGGTAAGCAGGGTCTTTCTCGTATCTTGGATCTCTCATATCTTTAGTAAGTTCTGCAAGAGATCTGTAAGCAGATGTTGAACTTTTTGATCCAGCATTGCCTTGTAATAATGAAGGTGATTGGCCGTTAGTTTGACCGAATCTTGCATGAAGACCACGGACAGCCATCATAGCAGTATCCATATCACCACTTTCAACAGCATTGTTGTAGGCGTTTATTTCTGTTTCACTTAGGTTTTCTTCTGCCCAAGTCATCATACCTTTATAACTCTCTTCGCCACCAACTTCGTTATAAACTGTGGTCAATGACTGTTGCGCCATTGCTTGCTGACCTTTGATATAAGCATCAACATATTCACGAGGAATTCCGCTTTCTGTAATTTCTTTAATGGACTCTTCGGAAAGATTCCCATTTTGAGTAAACTCGTTTGTATATTTTTCAGCATTTTCTCCGAAGAATTGGGGTGTAGTATTAGTTTGTTGAGTTTCTTGTATTTCATTGTTTGAAGATCCAAGTTTTGATTCAAGTTCTCCGTAGGCTTTAGCGAGATCTTCAACATTTTTAAACTTCTCAGGTAGCCATTCGGGTCGTTGGTTTTCAACTTGTTCCGTTTGACTTTGCGCTTCGGTTTGCGGCTCAACACTTTCCTCCGTAGGGGCTTCTGGGCCAGTGACGTTAGGGGGGATATTTAATTTATCCATTTATACGCTCCTTATTGTTCTATGGCGGGTTGACTCGCTATATCTAGGGCTTGTGGCCCAAACTGCTGAATCAATGCCTGTTGTTGTTGCTCTTGAATTTCTTGAGCTATTTGCTCTTCAGATTTAATTAAACCATTAATATCAATACCTAAAGCTGATGCACGTCTTTTTAGGTATTCGCGCACATTCACAAATTGATTAATAGAATCTGGCCCTAATACTTGAGCCAATCCTTGTAAGTATAGATCGAGACGATCCAAATCATTGCCCCTACCTAAAGCCTCAATGCCAGTCACGATAGCAGGAGTTACGAATTTTTTAGGTAATTTCGGTAACTTCTTCTGTTCAGACATTCTACCCATTAATCTATTTACTAACGGTAATTGAAATTCTTGACTTAAAAGTGAATAAATTCCCCCAAGAGATCTTTCTAATGATTGTGTTACTAACCTGATTTCTGCTGCTGTGACTCTATCCGCATCTCTAATTGTCGATTCAGTAAGCATGAACGCATACGCCAACCTGTCTTGAAGTTGTTTGGCCGTACTAAGTGCAACTTGAAAATCAGCTTGTTTTTGAACTTGTAGAGTTGAAACATCTCCTGCATTCCCTTCCACAATAGCTCCATTATCGCTTTGAGCTAATGTTCTCGCTCTCGTTGTACCGTTTGGATTAACAAGAAACAGGACTTTTGCGGAAGCGGCTGTTCCTTCTACAATTGCTTGAGTTAATGCTTCAAGACTTTTTAGATCGCCTAAATATTGTTCTACAAAACTTCTACCATAATGTTCGCCTTCCACCCTATTCATTCTTAGAATAATGTAAGGACTTTTATCTTTTGGAAACGTGCCTCGACTATTAGGAACTTCTTTTCCACCAATTTCTTGGTAAACTTCTACCATATTATTAGGTAAATAATGAATACAAGTGTACAGATCTATTGCTTTATGTAGAGATAAATTATCAGGATCTAGTGTTTGGATAATTTCTTCTGGAAGAGTTGAAGCAGCAACAGATTCTTTAGTGATGATTTTTCTAGGATTCCCCATAGGATCACGTTCAATTACAAATCTATTAAGATGAAATACTCTCATAGATCCTTCAGGGGGTAGATATAAAAGAACATTTCCTGTGACTATTAAGTGTTTAATAGCTTCAAAGGTAGATACACGCACAGAATTTGTTTCTATCTCACGCATGACACTACGTTCAATAGAACTAAGTGATTGTTCAATTTCAGCCTTAATTTCAGAAGCACCTTCAATTTCTTTTAACGCTTCATTATCTAGAACTAATCTAAAAAAAGGAGCATTAGGAGGTAATAAAGATAATAATAAAGCTGAAGCTAAATGATTAACTCCCCTAGCTCCTAAAGATTGGTAAGGACAATCAAATAATTTACTATCAGTCACCCCTTCATCAGGTAACAAAGTAGGGATAGTTAATCTAGCGCAGTCTCTACCTCGTTCGAGATAAGGAAGTCTGTCCGACTCTAATTGAGTGTATAAAGATTGTGCATTATTCATTTTAGTACATCACTTCAATACCTGGAGCATCCCCAGGAACTCTGTTAGGTTGATTGGGCCTTCTTATACGAAGTGCTGATGGCCCTCTTGATCGTTTTCGTCTACGTTCAGCATCAGATTCTTGAACTTTCTTTGCTGTCTCTGCTGGCTCTGGAGGCGTTAAAGCCATTGGAGCGGGTTTCGGCATTTTAGGCCCACCTATACACATGTTAAGCACCTAATCCTTTCTCAACACTAATGTTATATTTTTCCCATAAGAATCTTACAATAGCTCGTTGCCCAGAATAAAACCATATAACACGATCTTCAGTGTTTAAATCAGGGCATCTCTCAGGAAAACGATTCTCAAGTTCAGCCAATAACTCTCTCGGAATAACAGGAAATGATTCTTCTGACATAAAAATTCTCCTTATACTTATCTATTTAATTCATCCATTGTTTTAGTAGGGTGAGCTTCAAGCCATTCTTGCACCAATGGATCACTTTCAAGTTGTTTTCTTAAACGTCTAATCATTCTTTTATTAAGATCACAACAGCCTTGGCTAGTGATTGATCTTTCTTTCCCTTCTTTACGTGAAATCTCATTAGCAATCTCACGCCAAGTCATAGGCTTAAAGGGAACAGGATTCATCGTCACAACACCCCTCACTTCCACAATTTTTTTGCTGAACATAAGCAGCTAGTAGACAGGAATAATTTATAATATCTAATATTGTATCTTCAAAATTTTCATTAGAAACTTTAAATTCACCAGTCTCAGAGAAGGTACTTAATCGACTCATCTTATCAGTCATCCTCACTAAGAAACCTTTTTCAGTTGTAGTAATACCTAAAGCCTCACATCTTTCAAAATTAGCGAAAGGCTGCATACCGTGATCCCCTGCATAATCTGAGTTTTTCTTTGCAGACAGTGACCTAGCTTTGTCGCATAATTTTACATGAAATTTTAAATAATCATCTCTAGTCATTCTGGTTTCCATAATTTAATCTCCTGATTTTTAGGGTTGTATTCACCATTACGAAGTATTCTCGCCACCCTAGCTTGAACGAGCGCATCGTTTTCTGTTAATCCATTAATTTCATAAGTCTCTTTAACTTTAGCCCATGAACATTCTTGATCTAAAATTTTAGCAGCAGTCTTTGGGCCAACCCCAGGACACCCTGAATACCCATCTGTCTGATCCCCCATAAGAGATTGATAGAGATGGTAATAATCTGCTTGTTCTAAATTTATTTCAAATATACCGTCTTCATCTTTGTCAGGATTGTAATGTTTAGCTGGGATTGTTTTCATATCTTTATCAATAGAAACAATAAGAGGATCGCCTTTAATTTTTTTCATCCCAGTAGCTAAAAGACCTAACACATCATCGCCTTCAAGATTGTCATATTCGACAACAGTATAAATAGTGCGAAGATAATCTTTTAAAGCTGGAAAAATAACTGGTTTTCTAGTCTTTTTTCTATTACCTTTATATGTAGGAAGAATATCTTTTCTAAAATTATTCTGCCCCGACAAAGTAATTATCATCTCGCATCCTTCAAGACGTTTATACAATCGAGAAAGAACTATATCTACTCTTTGTTTAGCTTCTTTAGCATCAGCATGTAAAGTCCAAAAATCATCACCCCAATTAATACTAATTTCTACGGCTGATGAGACTTGATAAAGAATTACATCACCGTCAATTAATATTGTGTTCATGTATGTCGCCTCCTGCTTCGGCTGCTATACGCGCCATTTCACACAAACCTAAAATACCGTGGTAAGTTCCTTTAAAAGAAACAACGTAATCATCGACAGTCCCTGTCCTTTTTTGATTACCCACAAAAACAAAATCATCGTATCTTTTTTTTAATTCTAAAATTAATTGATCGGATGGAATAAAATCAAGATGGCCCATAATATACTTTCTTTAAAGATTGAAGTTTTCTATAAATCTTTTCATGTTGAGAACTTTTTACTGGGTATTTCTCCCAATCCAATAAAGTAATAGCTTGATTACGTTTCTCTTTTAAAAACGGAAGAAGAACTTTAATAAACTGTAAGGCTTTTTTCCCATTAAAAACTGCGACATAACAAGGACGACCGCCTGTTTTACCTTTACTCCCTAAACAGCATTTAGTAACTTTTTGTAGATATTTAAGAGTAGGGTAATAACACCCTGTTATAGAAACTCTTGGTTTGAAATACACATTTCCATTTTTACTTGTAGCTTTAGTCAATTGTATACATCCTTCACCATCCATGATCCCAGCATAATACACAATCTCAGTGTGTTTCAGCCCAATTTTTTCCAGATCGACTCTCCCCATCAAGGGGACATCTGAAAGAAAGCTCGTACCCAGCTCTTCGTATAGCGTCAACACTGAGTTCTCCAACTTCATCTTCAATCCCCCTTTCCACTTCAAATTGTACTTCATCGTGTACATGAGCTACTTGTAAAATTTTGTCAGATAATTTATTTTCTTGAAATGCAACGTGCATTAACTCAGTAGCTTTTTTCATAATAATTGCACCAGCAGATTGAAGAAGAAGATTCAATGCTGAATGCTGTGATCTCACTGGAAGGTATCTACCATCAAGAGCTTTAATAACTTTATTTTCCTTAGCAGTTTTCTTAACAGCTTCTGTTAAATATTTTAAAGCAGGGACTTGTTTAAAAAATTTATTACGAATAGTCCTACCTTCTCTACGTCCACCATTAATTATTGATCCCAGCTTTTCATCGCCTCCACCATAAATCATGCAATAAATCATAACCTTGGCTTGCGCTCGATCAGATAAACCAGCCGCCTTTTGATTAGCTGTATGAATATCTCCTTCAAGAAGCTCCTTCACATACTTACCGTTATCCCAAGGAAACATATAATGAGCAAGGCATCGAAGCTCTAAACCAGAAGCATCTACCCCCACCATCACTTTTCCTTCAGGAACATTAAATAAAGATCGACATTCCTCCCCCCAGGGAGAGCCGACTGAAGGGACTTGAGCCATATTGCACCTTCGATGGGTACACCTTGATGAGATAGCTCCGTTTGTGTTGACCTCACCGTGGATTCTTCCGTTCTTTTCTAGTTTAAGCCATGCCTCATTCCCATCACTAAGCATTCCTAATCTTTTCTGAATGGTAAGGAACTTAACTAGATCTTGGGCTTCAGGATATTTAAGAGAAGATAGAGTAGCTTCATCAACTTTAGGTCTACCTTCTCCAGTAAATTCTTTAGGCTTCCATCCATACTTATTAATAAAAACATTCGCAATTTCCATACGACTTCCTGGGTTAAAAGGAATAATCTTTTTCTTTAACGGCCCAGGTTCTAAATATTTTCTAACTTCTTTAGGAGCTTCTGTTTTTGTGTCATAAATATCACGAGTGTTTATATCAAAATAATACTCAGGCTTTTTCATGTGAATAACAGTGGGAGGAAATTCTTTACGCATCTTTGTTTCAATATCTATTTTTTCTGCCACAAGTTTTGTATATAATTTTTTTGCCCCTTCAACATTAAACCCAATACCATTCCGTTCTTGCTGCCTTATTATGTTGGCAAAAGAATGTTCTAACATTACAACATCTGGATTTAAATTCTGATCTTCTAAAAGACTCCAAAGAGCAGCAGTCACTCGAACATCTTGTTTACAATATTCCCCCATTTCATCCGTATATTCATCCCATTGATTTGATTCTGAAAAATCTCCTTTGAGTATTCCCATACGAACGCCCCAGGCTTTTAGACTATGGCGACCTACTAAAGAATTAGGAAACTCTTTGTTCCTAAAATCTTCAGTCTTAATATCAGGCCATGCAATTCTTGTCATTAACAATGTATCTCTTATACATCCAGTAGGTTTCCAGTCAGGATAAAAATGTTGAAGGCATGGGATATCAAACGAATGTGCATTATGTCCTACTAAAATATCAGCTTTTCTCATGTGTTCTAAAGCCTCTTCTATAGGTAATAACTTAGCGTCTTCATCCCCCCTATCCATAACCGCTATACAATGAATAGTCTTTAATCCTTGTAAAGTAATAAAGTTATCTATCGCATTTGTTTCAATGTCGAATATTGTTATTTGCATTTAACACCTCCTTAATTCGTTTCCAATATTTATTTGTTTTTGTAGAAGTATGGCCATACGGCCCTCCGTTATGGATGCGACACAGGGTTTCTGTATTGTAATTAGGCGACCACTTATCCCAATACGACATCATAATCCACTCCGCATAATATTGATTAGACACATCTTTATAACTCCCGCCAATTTCAGGCTTATGGTTAATGGCATCCATCCAATACTCAGGAGTAATTTGGTACGGCCCATACTCCCCCGCATCCCCAGCAGCATGTTCAGGATCTGGGTGTCCACCAGTCTCAACTACTCTAATTGCGTTAAACAAACTCCGAGGGTACATCGTCCATATCGTCCAACCCTTTGATGACTTCATGGAGTCTTCCAGTGATTGAATCGTATTCGAGTGCCGTAGCAATTCCAGTTGTTCCTGCGTATCTATTTTTGAGGACTCTAACATTGAGCGTGTTTCCTTTCTCTGTGCATTGCTGATCTCGTTCAAAACCAAGAACTGCATCACTAAGTTGAGCGATAGCAGAACTACCGCGCAACTGACTAAGAGATGTTCTTGCTCCTTCTTCATGGCCTCTCCCTTCTGGACGTTTTAAATGACTCACTAAAATCATGGCACAATTTGTTTCTTCTACTAAAGAACGAAGTCTAGTCATTGTATTATCAATAAGTCGGCGTTCATCACCTTCAGCTATACCACTGACAACAATACTTAAATGATCTAAAAATATAACTTGGCACTCCATTGACTTAGCCATGTATCTAACTTGATTAATAAGATTATCTGAACTTGTTGAACCCCAGTGATCATATAAAACCATTCGACCCGAACCTACTGAGGCATCAAACGCTTCTCTCTTCATTTCTTCCGTCACCCCACGATTCTTCCATTCAGGTGGCGGGATATTAAGATGAATTCCCATAATACCTTCAGCCGTTCTTTTAACACTTTCTTCTAAAGCAATGTACCCAACCTTATGACCGTCCATAATTAAAGAGTAACATAGCTCCCGACACACTGAAGATTTTCCTATACCTGTACCTGATGTAAGAGTAATTAATTCCCCACTTCTCATCCCATAAAGCATTCTATTAAACCCAGCCCAAGGGTAATTAATAGATGCTACATCCTTATCTTCAATAATAACATCCCATAATTCTTCCCCAGGGATGACTCCATCAGGTGTCCAAATCTTAGCATTCCAAATACAGTTAATTAATTCTTTCCCCTTATTCATCATTAAACATTCATTCGCATCTTTCTCTGGTAATGATTGAACTATAGACGCTTTACCTGGGGATAAAACATTAGCGCATTCAACTGCCGCTTTCTTTCCTGGGGTGTCCATATCAAAACAGAAGACAACATTTTCAAAACTTTCTAACCATTTAGAATGATAAGCTACACTTCTAGCAGCACCCGCCGCTCCGTTTGGAATAGAAACAACAGGCCATTTGTTATCTTGAAGTTGACTGATTGACAGACAATCTATCTCCCCTTCTGTAACAACAATTCTTTTACCGCCTTCTTTCCATAGATGCTGTCCGAATAAGTTTAAGTTTTTACTTTGACCTATGATTCTAAAGTCTTTGTTTTGAAACCGTAACTTCTGGGCAACCTCATGTCCTTCATCGTTGTGATAAGACATAACATGAACAGGGTTCCCCTTGTAATTACCAACTGAATATCCAAACTTTCTACAAGTAGTCTCTTTGATTGATCTTTTTTCTAAATGAATAAATTCTTTTTCATTAATTAAATCACTAGCCATCCTTGACTCCTTCTTTATCGGCTCTCCATCAGCATGTTCATAATGATTACAGCCGAAACAAAACCCATGCCCATCCGAGTACCTTGCCAAGTTGTCCTTTGATTTACAATTAGGACATGGCTCATGTTGTACAAAACTACTGTGAGTTTCTGAATCTATAATTCTTTGATTTGCAGTTCTATTGATGGCTGATCCTTCGCCCACTTTTTCTCTCCATGAATAATCACAATTTGAACATCGTCTTTCCAAACAACACCGTTTAAAATATCAAGAGTTTTTAAGTAGTTATCTATGTCACCTCTCGGATGTTTTAATTTTGATGTCTTTGGTTTTTTAACATGAAAGGTTGCGCTTACTTCAAGCTGCCCCAAGAGCGGTAAGGTAATGTCAGGAAGAGACTCTGGAAGAACTGACACTACCTTAACCGCGTCTTTTCTAAATTCTGTGTACTTCTTGCCGTAATAAACTCCCCACCGAGTTACCCTCGGCCTTGAAGCTGGCACAGGATTCAGATCAAGGGAGAGATTCAAGCGAAATCATACTCATTAGTAGAAGTATTAGGTTCTGTTTTATAGCCTTCAGTTTTCTGAAACCCATAAGCATCTAACCCACCACCTGATGAATAAGAAATCAATTCTAATATCTGACAGGCTCGTAGTTTTAAAGATACCCCTGCTCCAATACTAGGAACAAAATAAGGGTGCGCTTCAAAAGCAATTTTACCTATCGTTCCAGCCCCTATTTTTTCAGGACTTTCTTCTGTACCTTCCATCATTGGTGTACCTTCAGCATCAAAAATAGCAGGACGCTGTGTCCAAGATTCACCTTTGTTATTCCCTGACGCTTTCATTTTAAACTTTAAATCTACATACCCTTCTGGAATATTGTCATCATCGTTATTTGTTTTGTAATAGCTAACTGTCTTTACTTTTTTATTTTTTTCTTTACAAATTTCATCGTAATGATGATCAAATATACCCTTTAAAGTCCCTAAAAACTCAGCGACTTGTGGGTCTTTTTCTTCTAGTTGTAACCTTACTTCATACACACCTTCTTCATTAAACCTAGTGTTGGGTGTATTTAAATGAGGCCATACAAATTTCCCTGGGGGTGTAGTCATTCTTTTATTCATAATTTTTTCTCCCTTATGAAAAATAATAATCACTATCCATTAGTGATTCGATTTGTAAATCACCGTACTCTGGTGTCTCTGGTAATATTATATCTGGTGGTAGCTGTGTTTGTAATTGTTGACGAAAGTTTTCTAATAAATCTTCTTTAAACAAATTAACACTTGCGCTTCGTATACAAGTTGCAAGCGTACTACAATTTTCTGCATGAGTGCTATAGCTATCATGAACAGTAGAAATAGAATCAATTCCATTTTCTATAGCAAGTAACACAGTGCTACCTAATAAGCCCCCGATACCATCAAGTGAATGAATGTAATTAGGAGCAATACCATTTAAATTTTTTCTTTTATTTACTTTCCCATTCCCAAATCTTAAACTGTGTTGACGGACGACTTGCCCAATGGCTGTCTTAATGACACGAGCGGAGGTTTTCTCGTAGTCCATCTTGACAATAAAACCATTGGGAGTCACCCATCGAATAGCTGTGTTGTGGTCGCAACATATAGAGACACAATCTTGTAACCAGTCCATCCCTTTCCTTGCAGACTCTACCACCTCTCCTATAGAGTCCCAAATAATAGAGGCCAACCAGTTACAAGGTTTGTAAGTCTCTTCCCCAAAAGGGTTTACGTTATTTTTTTCTTTCTTTAATTTGTCATAAAACCATTCATGAGTGTATTGTTTACAAGCAAAAAATGTAGAGCTGTACACCGTTGTCATAGTGCTTCTTTTACAGGCAGCCCTCGTCACCCCAAACTCTAGCCAAGTACGAGCATAAGGGTGGTCTGATCTTTTTAATTTATCTACAACAGAATCAGCCACATCACTGTACACATCCCCTGGTCTTTCACGCTTCACACAATTAGTAGCATACGCTGCAACAGGATCTCTTAATAACAAACTGAAAAGTTGAAGACCTTGAGTTGTTGCATCTTGGCTTATAGGTAATGAACTCTCATACCCCATACCGTACTCTTTAAATTTAGACCACTCAAAACACGCTGCTAAAAATTGCCACGGTTCATCAGCATTGGCCCACTCAGTAAATCCTTTAGGGTCTTTCGCAATACACTCAATCATATCTTGATTGTTCCAAACCCAATTGATTCTTTCTTCATAGGAATTCTTTGTCATGCCCCAACAATTAGCTACATGAATTGCAAGCCATGCTGTTCCATCTTCTGTTGTTATAGGTTTTGTTTCCCCAAAAGTAAGAAGAGACTTTGCCCACTGTGGCCCTTGAGGTGTTAAGAAAAATGGAGTCGGATATAACCTAGCTCTGAAGTCTAAAAAACTAGGGTAATAAATCTTTTCATTTCTAAACTTATGCGCTACCCATAAAACTTTAGAAAGCTGTAATCTTTTTGAAGCCTGTCTCTCATTATCAAATTTAATTTTAGCAGCTAACCTTCTCCATTCTTTTCGTGCTTCTAAATTATCATCTATGTCAATAGGTTTTGTTGGCGGTAAGTCATCAGCCATTGAAGGCAGCCCACCTAAAGAGATACTTTTTTTCCAACAATAATCCATAACTTTATACACATCAGGATTGATTCTAAAAGAGGTTCTTTGAATAGCATTCACAGCCCTGTAAACATTATCCATCGGTGCATTTTCGACTTCTTTATAGTAACTTTTTGAGTTTGCTTTTATTAAAGGACGGCGGTGCATCTCTTTCGATGAATACCCTCCAAGATAAGGATCAGCCCAATCACTAGGAGGCTCTACTGTCGGTAAAAAAACAGGAGACATAAGCTCTGAGAACTCATCTGATTTTTTAATCCACTCTAACAAATCTTCAGTAGGTAAAACCATAGTAGTAGCCCTACCCTTTGAAGGTCTTTTTGTAACGATGTCAATGATGCCTGTTGATTGTTTAAATAATTCAACACACACAATCCCCACTTTAAGCGCGTCTGTTTTTGCCCATGAAGAAAGGATGACATCATTTTTTTTAGCAGTGCGCCTAATAAATTTTCTTTTATTAAAGTAAGAAGTAAATTTATCCAACACTCGTTGCATGTGTTTCCACATAGCTGGATTGTTTTCTTTTAAATCTCTATACCTAATCTCATCCTCAAGATAACGAGACACTGCCATAGCGGTTGAGACTAAAGTTTTATGTTGACTAATAGAATCAAGAATAACCTTACAAGATATAGCACTTGTAACTTTTGAAGGTAGGCTTTTAAGATAAGGCAAGGCTCGATGGCTTCGCCCTGGCTGAAGAGCTGCTGTCTTTAACCAATTGTCTAAAGACTCACTCATTTTTAATGAGCTTTCAGAAAGTAATCTCTGCCCTGATGGGACGGTGGTTTGTAGCCCCATCTCTTTGGCTTTATTTACTTTAGACCAGTATCGTTGACGACCCAACTCCACCATTTCCATGTCTAATTGAGATTGTTTGATGGCAGCACCTCCATGTGATCACCATGTATTTATTATTTATTTAGAGTGTACCATATTATCCAAACGACTGACTGCATCTATAAAATTATCAGGACAAAGATGCGTGTATTTTAAAGTCATTCTTTCTGACTTATGACCCGCTAGTTTTTTAATGATAGGAAACGGTGTCCCCAACTGAGCAAGCCTACTAATATAAGTATGCCTACATGTATGAGGAACAAAGTTTTTATCAGACTGCATGTTCAAATGCTCCCTCATCTTACCCCATGCTGTCCTCAACCCCTGTTTAGTTACATTCTCAAACGGTTTCTTCTTGTTGCCCCTTAATAATTTAAGAATATCTTTCACTCTCCTAGTTAAAGGCACAGCTCTAGGCTCATCATTCTTAGTCTTATCAATCGTAATCATCTTTTTATCTATGTCACTCCACCGAACACCCATAGCTTCTGACACCCGAAACCCCGTATCGCATAGAAACACTACGAAATAAGCATACTCCTGATACCCAAACTCTTCTAAAGTATCAGTGATTCTCCTCTCTTCCTTTAAATCAAACCATCGAACACGCCCCACAGGCTCTTTAAGTTTTCTTATCTTAGGTTTATTTTTAATAGCCCCTATATCAATAGCAACATTCAACATCTTTGATAACGCGCTCAGTTTCCTGTTGATAGTAGCGTTGGAATTCCCCTCCTCTTTTAATTCAGATATCAGTTGATTGATTAAATCATTATCGACATCACAAATCAAGGTGTCTTCCCCCAGGAATTCAGTCACAATGTCCCCATTGATGTAGGAAGTTTCCTCACTCTTACTCCCCCTCCAATAGTGATTGTAGGTATAA